TGTATAATGCAGCGTGAGAGTTTAGTGTGCAATTGTTGCGGTGGTACGTTGACCGTGGAGCAGGTTGAACGTGCTTGTGAGGATGCTAATATGGTAGATGTTGAGCTTGTCTTTTGCTGCTCAGGGTACACCTGGGAAGGTGGATGCACTGAAAATGACATCGACCAGCCCGCATACTGGCGTACCGCCTGAGCGTGCGAGTGCTAGCCACAAGCTAGCACTCGTATGATACAACAGGATATAAGACATATCGTCTTATATGGCGTAGGGTTCAACACACAATGGAGCATTTCACAATGGCACTTCTGACACAGATTTACAGCACGACCCGTCAGAATCGGAAACGTCCGTTAGCGAACAACATCACCGAGAATAATGCGCTGCTGTTCACGCTCGAACAGAAAGGGCATATCAAAGACGCTGGTGGTGGTCGCGACCTGGGTGAACCCCTGATTCACGCGGAATATGACGACGAAACCTGCAAATTCTTTGACGGTTACGAAACCTTCACGGTTGACACTTCTCAGGAAGTCATCACCGAGGCGGTTTACGACCCGAAAGAGTTGGGCGGTTTTGCTTTCATCAGCAAGAAAGAAGAACGCATGAACAAAGGCGAACACGCAGCCGTCAAGCTGCTGTCAGCCAAAGATCAGGCGCTCATTTCAACCCTGAAAAACAAGACCGAAGTCGCGCTTTGTGGTGACGGCACGGGTTCAGGTGGTAAGGCGTTTGGCGGTTTGCAGTTGTTGGTTGCAGACGACCCAACAGCAGCAGGCACGGTCGGTGGTATTGACCAGGCTGCGGCTACCGGCGCTTTTTGGCGCAACCAGACCTCCGTTACCAACGTGGCCATCACTGCCAGCAACATCGAAAGCAAGATGAACGCACTGCAACTGGCTTGCACGTTCGGCTCTGACCAGCCGGATTTGTGGCTGGGTGACAGTGTTTGCTTTACCGCTTACTGGGCTTCCCTGCAGGCCAACATGCGCCACACCAGCGCAAAACTGGCTGATGCTGGGTTCCGTACCCTTGAGTTTGTGGGTGCGCCAGTGGTCTACGTATCGGCCCTGTTGGCATCCCGCATGTACGCGCTGAACACCGATTACCTGTTGTTCAGGACTTACGGCAAGATGTTTGAGGATCAAGACCCTCAGCAGATTCAGGCCGGTTTTTACACCCTTTTCCCCAACTACACGATGGGCAACCTGACCACCAATGGTCGGCGTTTTCATGGTGTGTTGGGCGACAACACGTAAGGAGACAATCATGTACAAAGACATTGGATTAGGCCCTTACACCGACAAGTACGCTCATGATGATTCAACCGCAGGCGAATTGGTGCCTGTGTTCATCATTGACGGTGCTTTTGAAACCCTGACCACCGCAGCACCGGCGGTCAGTGTGAATTGTTGGTTGACCAAGATTGATGCTACCGCTCAAGGCGTTGCTTCGACATTGGCTGATGGAAAGTTCCACGGCCAGTTGAAGAAGATTGTTGCGAACGTGGTATCAGGCGGCACAACCAACGTAACCATCGCTTCGCCATTTTCGGCAGGCACCAACCTGGTGACGTTCGCCGCAGTGGGTGACTACTGCGAGTTGTTGTGGGTTCAAACGGACCCTGACACCGGCTACTGGCGCATCATCGCCACGGGTAACGAAGCAGCAGGAACCGCTGGTCCCACACCAGCATAAACGGATCGGGGGACTTCGGTCCCCCTTTCCCTTTCGGAGTGTGAAATGGAAGTTGACAAACTTACACCGGAATTATTGAAGGAGATGACGGCGGGTTTATTTGGGGAAGAAGAAAAGCCGCAGCCGAAGTTTTACACCGGGGCATCGCTTGACGTGGAAGCGTCCGTTGCAGCAGGCCGGAGAATCGAACACAAGGTTCCCTATCTGATGGTTCGGCACAATGGCTACAAAGACGCCATTTCAAAGAAAGCCACCAAAGCACAGATAGCGAAGTACCCCCAGGCATTTGAACGCTACAAAGAGGAAATCAGAAATGGCAAGCAGGCTCCTTACGAAGGATGGCAGGAATTGGGAAGTCCACAACCCGGACAAGAACACCGAAATCTGGAAGGACTTGGGGCCGGTGACGCCAGAACCAGCCTTGACGGTATCCGAGCCATTGGCCGAGCCATCGGTTGAGGTAGCTGCTCCCGTAGTGGCGAAAAAGAAACCCGGCAGAAAGAAGAAAGTTTAAATGCCCACACGCTCCCTGCTGAACATGCTGAACTCCGTTCTGTCGCGGAGTGCGTTTGTTGTTGAATCCGCGTTTGTGGGTGGTGATGTGGACGCGGTTCAGATGGTGGAATTTGCGAACATGGCGCAGATTGAATACCGCAATTTCTACCCATGGCCAAGCCTCAGAAAGACCGCAACCATCACCATGAGCGGGGCTTCTAGTTATGCCCTGGCCACCGACTTTGGCGAACTGGTGACGGATTCCATGTACGAGACTGGTGCAAGCTACCCCGTAGAAATACCAGCCAGCAACGAGGTATGGGGCTATCTGCAGGCAAGCGCTTCTTCCAGTTCATCCACCTACATCGGCAAGATCATTGAGGGTGAATTGGTGGTAGCGCGGGAAAACGCTGGGGATGTGATTACGTATGAGTACATTTCCAAGTACGCCGTGGACATTGCGGCAGGCGGCACACCGAAAGAGCGGTTCACCCTGGATACCGATGTGTTCCTGCTCGATGAAGAAACCCTGATTGCCGGTATCTCTGCGTACTGGCGAATGGAAAAGGAAATCCCCACCGCGTCCGTAGCAATGGCTCTTTTCCGCAAGAAAATGCGCGAACAGATTGCGCGTGATGCTGGCTCTAAAACCATCCGGCCAACGTCCAGGCGGCATCGTGGGCCTGTTTCTGATGCGATGCTCTGGTAATGCCTGTCATCACGATTGACAGCCCTGTAGGGGGCATTAACGCCTTCGACAGCCCGGAGAACATGGCTCCGACTGATGCGATTGCGCTGCAGAATTGGATTCCGCGTTCTGGATACCTGGAAAGCCGCCCGCCTACGGGGGTGCATCTTAACTTGTCAGGCGTCGGCATGGGCACTGGCTGTTACCTGATTACCTACCACGGCATCGCGGGACAACAACTAATTGCCATCGGTAACGGCGGAACGGCTTATAACGTATCTGCCGGGACGCAAGTATCTGTAGGAACCGGATTTGCCAACATGACGTACACCGTCAGTTTCCATATCAATGACGTGCTGATCGTCATGGGTGGCGCTTACAAAGAAAAAGCCTACAACGGCACGACCTTCACCGATCTGGATTACACCGGATCAAGCCCGTCCATCATCACCACGGGCGCATTTACAGCCGGGTGTAACTTCAAGGGCAGGGCCATCTATATCAATTCAGGCCGCACCGACGTTGGCACGCCACTGACGGCGGTTAATTCATTCTGGTACGCCGAGGCGGGATCGTACCAAGGCAATATTACAGAGTTTCCGCTGGACAGCGTTTCCTTGTACGGCGGCACGCCGAAAGCCATCGGAGTTTGGACAAAAGACACCGGGGCCGGTCCTGATGACATTCTGGTTCTGTACTACACCACTGGCGAGGTCATCTTGTATCAAGGCGATGACCCTGGCGATGCTGATAATTGGGAACTGATCGGTAATTTTCGTATCGCCCCGCCACAAAGTAAAACTGCGATGTGTCAATACGGGTCAGACTTGCTGCTGCTGTCAACAAAGGGCTATGTGAACCTGACGGACGTTTTGCGAACCGATCAAAGGTCAGACTACCCAGCATTTTCGCGCCGAGTGTGGGCGCAGATTGCAGACTATGCCAGTACATATGGAGGGGTATTTACAGACCTAAACCAGGCTATTCTTTGGGAAGATAGCCTTCTGTTGTTCGTGGTTGCTATATCCGGTGCAGGCGGCAGCAGGCCGGTATTTGTGCTTAACACCAGCACAGGCGCATGGTCTCGCTTTACCCAGCTAGGCGACCCGATTAATTGCGCGGTCTTTAATGAAGTGCTGTATTTCGGCGGATCGTCAATAATACTCAAGTTTGGAACGTGGGCAACAGCCACCGAAACCATCACCATGTCCGCCACCCCTGCATTCTCTGATTTGGGCGATCCAACCGGACAAAAGCAGATCACCGCAGCCCAATTCATGACCAATCACCCGGACCCAAAGCTGATAGAAGTCACAGGTTATTCAGACTTCAATCTGGAAGGTTCATTGCCAACCCCGACAGCCTATGCTGGAGGCGGTGCTCCGTCTGAAGCTACCGTTGGCACATACCCCGTGGCGCGCAAAGCAATGGCACACGTCTTTACCCGTGGCTGGCAGAATCTCAGCGCCTTCGGCTACTACGTGTCTATGGCTGTCCAGATGGCCACCAATGACCGCACGCTGTACTGGCGGGCAACCAACATCCGTTATCGCAAGTTCGGCACTAGACGAAATACTGGCCAGAAATAATGAGCCTGCCACCGGATGATAACTCGCCAATGGTCAGGAATGATGTTCCGGTTGTTGCGCTCCATTTGGTCAAGGCAATGCGTGATAAACCCGCACCTACATAGCCACTAACAGCATTGCCAGCAGTGATTGCCAAACTGTCAGCAAAACCAACAGTACAGGGGAAATTGGCATTGGTCAGACTGCTTGCGGTATACGGCAGGTTGGCAATGCGGGCTATGTCCGTGGTGGTCAGTGTGCATAACGAATTGATGGTTATGTCGACCGAGAACCACACCAGGCTACCAAATTTCCAGCTATAACCTCTTTGTCTGGTGTAGGTATGGCTTTCAGAACTGCTTAAGCTATCGTCCCATACAACCGGGGTGAATGGGAGAAAGACCGGAACATCCCATCCCACGCCAATGCTGAAACCTTCATTAGACATTAGTAACTTGCCGTTCTTGGTGAAGTCACCGAACGAGCCTAGATTGCGTTCCAATTGCCCATGGGGATTCCAGATGCCGGGCTGTGATCCACCCCAGTCTGGCCATGAGACATCTTCACTCACGCCTGTCGGTACACCGTTGGTGTCCATGAAATCAGCCCAGTTCAGGCCAGCGGTGTCTTTATAACCGAAATACCCCATAGTGGCCTCAGAGAACAGATCTGGGGTTATGGACGCAC